AATTATCTCTTGTTCATCCATGAGGGGTCACTCCCCTTATGGATTAGTCGAGCGTTAGTGTAAGAGAGGTAATCTCGAAAGTGTCACCTGCGGTAACCGAAGCGTTTGCAGAAAGAGCACCGTACCAGAGGCAGTTGCCAGCTGTTGAGTTATCCCACAACGACCAGTGGGAGTATGTCTCTGTTGCAGCAACAAGAGTCCACTCAACAGTTGCAGTTGATGTCTTTGAGCCACCGCTTGCAGCACCGAACGAAACTGCCTTGCGTGTTGTCTCGGTTGCTGGGTTGCCAGTTCCAGTTTCGCCTGGGTCACCAATGTGGAGCTTGAGATAAGTAGCAGAAGCCGAGTATGCAGAACCCGAACCGTCCAAGGTATCGAGTAGCTCGTTTTCTAGGAAGTTTGAAATTGTCATGTGATTGATACCTTTTTGCTAGGGACCGGTTAATACCGCTTGCTACAAGAATACACCTAAGGCGTGAACTCTATTTGAACTGATAGGTCGGCCCCTGGATTTAATGACCCTATTTGGTCAATGTCAACTGTTAAATAATCACCAGTTGTCAATTCCGTGATTTGTGGGGTATTTGTTGAAACAAGTACCTGGCCGGCAAATATTTTTGGTCTGCTGAGCTGGCTTGTAAATATTGTTGTTCCGTTTTTGTTTACATCAATTATTAAGTCTCTACCAGTCGGAGCGGTACCAACAGACGCCCTTACGTTACCAATTGTTATTGGACCAGGGATATAGAACTTTGCTCTACCTGTTCCAGTACTAAGAGTGCCCGGAACCGTGAACACTTGCACCTGATACGTGAACTGCTGAACACCCGGTGCACGCGTCGTCGTGACAAGGACCCTATTTGGCGTCTCCGTTGTTATTACTTGTACTATGTTTTCGGTCATCGTGTCACCTCTGGCGATAGAACAAATTCACCCTGAAGTATTCTGTCTACTTCGTTTGATGGTGAAATGATTTCAATATCGTAAACACCAGATACAGTTATCGACCTGGTGTCCTCGGCTCTCATGAAGAGTGTTATTGTCCCATCTTCTGGGTCTGGATTTCCAAGTGTAATTCTATTTGTCGATAGATTTTCTGTCGTCAATTGAGCAATGGTTGTCGATGACTCCATGTACTTCCTCACCTGCATTCTCGCTGTATAGCCGGTAAGGTCCCACGGCAAGAACTCTGGACAAACTTCAGCACCACCACAACCGGTGGCGTAATCAGGATTGGTGTACTGCAGGGTCAGCTGAAGGTCAAAAGTTGACCCCTGCTGGCAAATTATTTTGTATTTTCCCGCGACCATTGACACGGCTTTTCTCCAATCATCGACCTACAAGATTGTAGATTAGGACACGCCGACTTGGTCGGTAGTCCGCCCTAAAGCACCGAGGCGGATTCCTTATTTGGCCCAACCTTCTTGAGACCCATGCTCATTGCAACTGAAAGTGCTACAGCAACAACACCAACCTTGAGGTTTGAGGCATTAACCAGACCATCAAAGTCTGCGCCAGTTGCCAGCCATGAGCCAAGGTAACCCTGGGCAAATGTTCTTGCTGCTCTCTCAACAACGTCTTTCATGAATGCTTGATTCATCGTGTTCTCCCATTTTTGAATAGATGACACAACAATAATATCACATGTATTTTTTTGTTCGCCGTGAACCAATTGCTGCTCTCGCTGCGCTATTTATAAATTAGTATCTTTAAAACGCCTATGAAAAAACCACAAAAACCAACAATCGCATTTCTTACCCATGACTGGTCGTGGGGAACGAACCCACTACAACCAAATGGATGTGCTTGGTATAGGTGTAAGTTGCCTTCGGATGAATTGAATAAGCGCGGCTGGTTTTCTTCTGTTGGATTCCCAGGTTTCACAACACAGCGTGGTTTCGGAATGCTTGTCGAAGGAGATAAAGCAGTTCACGGTTGGGACATTATAGTTTTTAAATTATTGATGCAACAAGAAGTACTAGATGCCATGCCACTTGCCCGTGCGATGGGTCAAAAAATCGTAGTTGATGTTGACGATTGGTTTGATGGGTTGTCTGAATCAAATAGGGCTTTTGAGGCAACACATCCAGATAAAAATCCAAAATCAAATCGCGAAATATATTCTAAAATAATTCTTTCTGCTGACGCCGTAATCACATCAACGCCATTCTTGTTCGACTACTACGCAAAACAACGAGATAATGTTTTTCTCGTCAGAAACGGGATAGACCTGCCTAGGTGGCAAAAAAAACAATTTCGCTCGAATAAAAAAATAAAAGTTGGCTGGGTTGGAGCTACGCATTGGCGCTCAAACGACCTAGAGCAATTATCTCCATTTCTTGGACAATACCTAGAGATAAGAAATCTTGGATTTCATCACTCCGGACACAGCACCACTGCGCCACAGGCAAACCATATGTTTGGCATTCCTGATTCAATTACGAAAATGTCGCCAATGGTTCCAATTCTTTCGTACCCATTACTTTTTCAACACATTGACATTGGGCTGATACCGCTGAACAACATCTCTTTCAATCATGCAAAATCTTTTATTAAGGGACTGGAATATGCTGCAGCTGGTGTGCCTTTTGTTTCATCCTATTCGCCTGAATATGAGCTCCTTGCCAACCAGGGGATAGGACGGGTTGCTCGTTCAACGTCTGAATGGGTTTATCATTTAGATGAGCTCCTCGACCCAAGAATGAGAAAAGATGAAATCGACGAAAATTACGAACTTCTTAAAGATTTCACCATGGATAAGCGTGGTGACGACTGGGATGCAACGTTTCGCGTAATATTGGAGAAAATATGAGTACGACAGAATTCCTTGAACAGCAGTACGCAGAACTAACCATTCCGGCACCAGAACCAGGCCCAGCTGACTGGAATGACAACGGCTTCGTGATTAAAAAGGGACTTCTTCCAGAAGAACTAATGGAACGCTACGAAGCTTGCTGGATTGAAAACAACGCAGAATACGTAGACGGTCAATTCTCAATGACTCGACCTGGAGGTTGGCCAGACTGCACGCCATACAGAAGACACCCAGAGGTAATGGAAATCCTTACGTTCAAGGGAATTAACGACACAATGGAAGAGCTCATTGGCGAACCGGCGGCCGTTCACCTTAACCTGACTGGATGGGTTACAACAACAAGAAACTGGCATCAAGATACATACCTAAATCCAGAACATGTAGGAGATTTTTATGTTGCAATATGGATTGCGCTTGAAACAATCAATCCAGATTCTGGTCCGTTTCAACTAATACCTGGCTCACACAGGTGGCCTACGGTAACACGGGAAAAAATTCTCCAGGCGCTTCCGCCGGAAAAACGAGATTATCGATGGCCTACATACAGCGAAGAAATTCTTACCCCTATATTTACTCATCAAATTGAAAAGCGTAATGCTGAAGTTTTAACATACCTGCCAGAACGCGGTGATGTTTTATTTTGGCATGGACGACTTCTTCACAGGGGTTCTTTACCAAACCAAACGGGAATGATTAGAAAATCACTTATTGCCCATTATTCCGGAATTAATCACAGAAGTGACATGCCAAAAGCAGAGCGCCACGGAGATGGTTGGCACTTCCCAATCGATGGCGGAAATGTAGGACGATAATGAATTTACTTAATGCCGGCTGTGGAACTCATTACGCAAAAGGATGGGTCAATACCGATACATGGGTTACCGAGGACACGCGACCAGACGTTCGTGTTGAGCCCGGCAAACCCTATCCATTCGACGACAATTATTTTGACGCAGTATTTCTTGGGCATGTGCTTGAGCACATTCCATGGAAAGAAGTGCCTGCATTCGTTTCCGATATGAAACGAATAGCAAAACCTGGAGCACAGTTCCTTATTTGTGGACCAGACGTCAGACGAACAATCAAGCGTTGGGCTCAGGGACAAGAGCCATGGGAAATGGTCTTGTCAGTCATGGAGCACCTTGATGTTGAAGATACGCATGTTCCCGGCCTTGAGTGGTGGGATGGTGCTCACCACCACTGGAACTGTCATCACGACAGAGTTTGGAAACTCTTACATCAGGCTGGATTTACTGAAATGCAAGACGTTTTTGACGTTATACCCAAAGACCCATCTGGCAGCAGCTGGATGAACGATGGTATCAAGTGGCCAGTTGTTGGTCATTGGCATTGGCACTTCGCAATTATGTGCACAAACAACAAATGACGCAAGTTGCTTTTATTTAAATTGATTTAATAAATTATATTTAACACACTCCAAAAAAATGTTAGAATTAGTGGTATTTTTTTGGAGGTGTAGGTGTTCAAAAGGCGCAACCGTGTAAATAAACCTGCTCTTGTGATGGCAGTTCCGTCAGTATT